CATACTGTTATTTACTTTTTGCCACCCATGTGGAAAATTTCAGCTTCAGTGACTACCCTAAATGTAATATTATGTGCTTTGCACCAACGACGTGCCGCTTCCCATTTTGCCATGTTTAGTATTGCGGCGGCCTGGGCTCTTGGACTTCTACCAGCTTCTTGCAAGCTAGTTTCTTTTTGTGGCTTAACTTCAATGACTTCAGCATGCTGTTTGCCACCAGCATCCACGTATGTGATCAAAAAGTCTGGGACGTAGATAGTGTTTTTACCACTTAGTGGATTTTTGTAATTGATGTGAACTGCTTCACTAGCCCATTGTAGGATGTTTGGGTTGTTATCACAAAACGTCATAAAGACGAATTCCCAACTGCTACGGTACGTTGGTAATTTGTTGCCTACGTATTTGATGGGGTTTTTTAATTGAAATTTTCCTTGGGCGTACTTACTCACGGCAATATGGCTCTGGTTATGTATGGACTTGTGCTAGTCGTTTTCTTAATACCAATAAAACTTGTTGGTGCACGGTTGAAATTCAAAAATGCGGCAAGGTAATTGTTCAATTCGCCAGGCGTCAATTTATTAAACTCAGCCATTACTACCATTGGATCTAAGTTTTGTGCCTTAGCTGTGTACAATACCGCGGCCGCAAGAGCTTTACCACTTGTTGCGCTTCCAGTATATTTTTCAAAGTATGCAGTAAGTGCGTCGTCTACTAACCCCACACCAAAGTTAAGTGAAAAATAATTGTTAAAAAATTTGTTAGGATCTAACGATGCATTGGATAAATCCGGTGCTTGGACGTTAGTTGCCGTAGTTACTTGATTAGTTGCCATAGTTAGAAATTACCACCATCAATCCGCGTCATCTGCGTCATCTGTGTCATCATCATCGTCATCATCATCGTCGTCTTCATCATCATCTTCATACGCAGCATCGTTTGCATCCAATTGCTGTTGCAACAATTGTGTATTTGTATTGAAGCCGTTGCCGTTCAACAAGTTCTTAAATGATTCTGATACGTCAGTAGTTGCATTGCCACCACCAAATAATGATGAACCAAGACTTGAATTTAAATCACCGAGTGAAGTACTAATCTTACCAGATATAGCACTACCAATTTGTGATGAAAGTCCAGATACCGCTGAATTAATCGCCGCAGTCGCAGTTTTAGTTGCGTAGCCTACTGCCATACTCTCAACTGTTTTCAATGTGCCAGCGGGGTTTGTAATAGCGCCAGCAACTAGACCAATTACTGAGCCACCGTTAACGCCAGTGGCTGTTGTTATACCACTTGCTACACCACCAACAACACCACTTGCCAATGTTGCCGCTGAGGAGCCAGCCACACCAACTGCCGCCGCGGATAATTGCTGTCCAATAATATTACCTGCGCCCATTCCAGAATTTAAACTACCAATTGCTGGGATTGCAAACCCACCAGCATTAGTTGCGGCACCTGCACTGCCTGCAATTGCGCCACCAATTACTGAGCCAAAACTAATTGCACCAGCTAGAGCTGATCCGTTTGGTTGTGGCACTACAGTACCACCAGCAGTTTGTAAATTGTAGTTCGCTAAATCAGTAATAGTGGACGGGGCCGCAGTAACACCGCCCTGCCCGTTATCAACTAAATCTGTCCCACCTGCTGGTGCTATAGGACTAGGCGTATTGTCGTAATGTAGATCAATGTAGCCACCAGCCGTGTTTGTTGTTGTGTATCCTGTTTGATACTTAACTGCCTCAAACTGAACAGTCATCTGATGTTCCAACAAATTGCTATCACCTTGTTGGTGGTCACCATGTCTAAATGACTGGATTGTTGGATTAATTAATTCGTATTCACTGAAGTTCTTTTGATACAAACTGTAAATGCGAATTGCTTGAATGTATTGATAATTTTGGTATGCATTTGCTGAATTATAACTAGCAGTTGCACGTGGACTAAACCCCCAATCAAAACTTGGGCGCTCTTGGTATTTGTTAATTATGTTGTACGTTGCATCAGCATAGTCACTGTCACGATAGAAGAAACTGTAGTAATCATACCAGAAATTTCTTACGTTGTCTGCTTGATCATCGTGGAACGTGATAGTAATTGGATCGTAGTTAACTTTGTTCTGCACAATGTTCTTACGGTTGTATGCATTGTGTACTTTTGTTTCAATATTAAACTTTGGCAACCCACAACTTTTAACAATCATACCAAGTTCTTGCGCAGTAAGATTGCTCACGTTAGTAATTAACGGATCAAAGTCAAATTCTACATAGAATAAGAAACCATATTTAGGACTAAGACGATAATTGCCGTCAACGAAGATTCTACTTGCGTGTTGGTAATTACGTAAGGTCTCAGTGCCCGTAGTACCATCAGGCATTGTGTATGGCGTACTAGATGGTTGCAGGTATTGGTTAATGCTCATAACTATATTTATCTATTACAAAAACAGTATTTTGGTCGTAAAAAAACCCGGATGATTAGTCCGGGTTTAAATTGCTTCGTCTAGATTAGCTAGTAATCGTTGAACCAGAAGTTTGGCTAACTACTGGCGAACCAACGCCACCGCCTACTGTTTGGATTGCATTGTCAAAACGGATGTTTAAAGCGATTTGAACTGGATCATTGCTGTTATAAGCCATTTCACCATAATCAACACCTGTTAAGAAACAACCATCCAATTCCCAGGCTTCTAGTACATTTGTGTTAGCACCGTTGCCACCGTCTAGCATTTCATACAAAATGCTGAACTTGTAGTCGATACCACTTGGTGCACTTGCTTGCTCCAAGAAGTCGAATTGCTTCTGGATCTGTTGACCTACTAGGGTATTAACTGCACCAGTAACGTCATCACGAACGTTAATAGTTGTTTCTTCCCAAGCTGGTTTACCTTGCAAATATACTTTGCTGTTGTAAACGTCGATAGTAATTGGCTCAAACTTAACGCTTGGGCGCTTAATATCAACAACTTGTTTAGTCAACTCTGTTGTTGTGTTGTTAACGCCAAAGTTGATAAATGTCGCACGGAAGCGATATTTCAACTTAGGCATTAGCAAGCCTTGGTTGTTAGTACCTGTTGGGACTGTAAAATTTGTTAAACTTGCTACTGGCATGTTATTCTCCTATTACTCTTATTTATCCAATTAAGTCGATGAAGTGTTTAGGCTAGAAATTGTACCAGGATTGTAAATCGCGATTGGAATGTAGATAAACTCTACATCGCGTTCTGGTTCAATAGCCACATCAACGAACAATTGGTTATTTGAAATATCAGCAGGTGTGTTGTTGCTTGTATCGCAAATTACCAAGTAGTCATATAGACCACGGTGTGCTAGGATGTTGTTAAGAGCACTCTCAATTTGTGTTGCAATACTCTTACGAGTAATCGCATCGTTAGGTTCAAACAAGTAACCGTTTGCTACGCTGTTGAAAATTGTACGTAAGTAGTTTTCTAAGCGAACAACATTTACACGGTTACGTGCAGTAGTATCTAAGCTACGTGTCAACTGACCGAACACAACTAGACCAGAACCTGGCAATTGTGTAATTGGGTTGATACTTAGTGTAGACAATGCATCACGCAAACCTTGTGCAATACCGTTGTGAACGAAACTGCCTGTTGTTTGGTTAATGTAACCAATATCACTGAAGTTAGTTACGATACCACGTGTTGCGCCGGCTGGAGCAAACCATGGATAAGCAACTTGGTCATTGTACAAGTATGTACGCAATACAGCGTGACTTGCTGGAACAACAACTTGGTTACCTGCTAGGTCATTTGTTAGACCAGCTGGGTAGTATAGTGCTAGGTATGGACTTGCACTTGCTGATAGACCGTTGCCGTCAGTGTTGTTAACCCAGTTAGTGATGTCGATTGTGTCTGGTGCTAGATCCATTGGAGTATCACCGATAACAAACGCTGTATCACCACGGTTATCATTCAATGTCAACATGTTTGGAATTAGCTCTGGGTAACCAGGAGCAACGATCAAGTTGAATTGATATGATGGGCTTAGTACGTCTAAATTGCTGTCTAATGCTGCCTTCATAGCTGCAACAACGATTGCACGTTGTGCACTATTACCAGAGTACATAATGCCATTGCTGTCTAGACCAGCTGCTGTTACCCATGTACCAGTTTCTGTTGGTAGTGAGCTTGCTGCGCCTGGAACTGTTGGCAATGATGGGAAACTTGTTGAGTTAAAGTAACTAG